ATGAAGTACAACGTAAAGACGAAGTTCGTAAAAACGAACGCCCTCACGCTTTGCGATGTGGTGATTGGTGCCCTGTCCTCGGGGAGCCGAGGCGGAGAAAAGCGCTTCGTAAGGCCTAATGCGACTCGCGATCAAGAGTTGATCGCAGAGTTTGCATGTAAGCTAGGCCTAGAAGAGCTAATTCAGGGAAATGGGGGTAGCGGGATCGCTGGTCATGAAAAGAAGACCAGACTCGCGGCGACCTCCAGGGAGTGGAAGTTCACAAAAGAGTTCCCATCAGGACCAGAAGCAGCCTACTTTTCAAGAGGCTACTTAGAAGTACTTCTGGACTACTCAAGTAAAATAATGAACTTCAGTATGGACGAGCAATTATCGCTCTTTCGTATGGCGGCATCTTGGCCGCGGGAACGTTTCGTGAAGAACGCCAAATACTGTTGCAGTTGGCCGTTCGCACGTTTCGTTAGGAATGAGCCACCGGAGCGTCCTGAGGGGTTTCTTGGAAATCCTCTCGGATCCGGTGCGCTTAAGCGCTTTCTTAAGACACGACTTGTAGCAAATTCAAGGCGTAACGCTAGACTTTTCTTTGGAATTCTCCAAGGAGTCAAGCGAGCCTGTGCTAAAGTGTCAAAGGAATTCATTCATGAAGCTCTGGTCAAACATAGGAAACATATGACCATTGTTCCGAGTGTACCCGAAGACTATCAAGAGATGGAAGAAATATTCGACGACCTCTTTCAAGATTTCAGACCGACTAAACCAAAGTTGTGGGAAGCTTCTGCTTCCGCTTCTTTTGAGAATGTCAGATCTGAAGGAGGGGCGAGAGCCTGGTTACAAGATAACTGGGATATCGTCTCCGCTGAGTCCAAAGTCGCCTTTGTTGGCGGGACTTTGCAGATTGGAGATACGTCTCTGGTAACAATGCCTGATACAAAACGTCAGGCCAGGGGGAAAGCTGATTCGGTCTACGGACCGGAAATCGCTGCAGGGCTGGCGGAGATAATCCGTCTTGCCGCTAAGCAGCCGAAAGATGTACAAGTCAGTGCAATTATTGAACCTCTCAAAGTACGCCTAATCACCAAGGGTAATTCCTTGCGATATTGGGTGTCTAGAGATTTCCAAAAACAACTCTGGCAACATCTTCAGGACTTTCCACAGTTCGCCCTTACGGGTGAGCCACTCGAAGAAAGACATCTCCACGGCATTCTTGACCGGGAGTATGATCTAAATGAGCTTCTTGAATCTGAAGGCAAGAAGAAGATCGAGTTTGATTTCTGGGTCAGTGGTGACTATTCAGCCGCCACGGATACCTTGAATCTTAACGTGACAAAGCTAGCATTTGAAGCAGCTTTGAAATGCCTCGACCTTGTTGGTCCAGAGTCCCTTCCGGGGGCTAATCTGGAATACCAACAAGTCTTGCGTTCAGTCCTTTATGAACAAGAAATCCATTATCCGAAGAATGTTAGCACACATCACATGGACCTGGAGCCATGCCGTCAAACAAACGGCCAACTCATGGGTTCCACGTTGAGTTTCCCAATACTTTGTATGGTGAACTTGATGTGCTACATCTCGGCGATGAACCGTTACACAGGGGTTAAAGTGGATCCTAAGACCCTACCAGTGTTAGTAAACGGTGATGATATCTTGTTTCGCGCTAATGAGAAATTTTATGAGATTTGGAAAGAGGAAGTCCATAAGGTCGGTTTCACACTCTCTTTGGGGAAGAACTACACCAGTAAGGAATATCTTACTGCGAATAGTCAACTTTTCCATTATCGAGAGCATTTACACTGGCCTCATAGGTACCTCAAGCGCGCGGTTTATTTCAGCCGCGCCACCTTCATAGAACTAGACTACCTTAATCCCGGTTTATTGACCGGTGTAGCCAAAGTTACAGGAAGGGGTCCAAAATCTACCCCACTCTGGGATTACTTTAACCTTGTCACCAAGGGAGCGATCGATCCAGAACGAGCAAGAATGAGATTTGTTCATTACCATCAAGAATCAATAAAGATTCTTACTCAGAATGGTAAGTGGAACTTATACATCTCCCCACTACTCGGTGGTGCTGGCTTTGAATTACCGGGAATCTCTGCAAATGTGCGGAGGCATCCGGCTGTCACAGCCACACCATTTCAGCGAGCATGGGCATCGTTCATGGAATGTCAGCTTTACGCTAACCCTCATTATCATGAGAAGATCGCTCTAGTCCAGCCTAAGAAGAAGGCTGCCCCAGAGAAATGGAAGGGTATCTCAAAACTCATCCTAGCCCCACTAATGGGACCATACGATATGAATGTTGTTAAGTCAGAAGATTTGTCGATAAACCTGCCACCGTTGGCAGCCAGACTGGGTATGAACGACACCGGAGAGGAGTCTCCAATGAAGTTCAGGCACCCGAAGAGAGAAACAATGGAAAAGTTTCGCTCGAGGAGCTGGCGCCACTTTAGGCGAGGCATCTTCAGATCAAACCAGAGGATTTTGGTATACACAGGGACACGTGATCTTGATCACGGTACCCTCGTAGTGGGTAAACAACCCACCAAATGGTCATTCACCAACCCTAAGGACTACCTCGAAGAGGAGTTCCGTGGGCCAAATGATAAACCATCGCCTGAGGCAGCTATCTCAACTGCCGTCGAAGGCTCGGAATAGAGCTTTTGCTCTAGACGTGTACTCAATCCAATCTTGGGTTCGAAGGATAATCTCCTAAAAAGGTGTGGTGCGTGAATTTCTTGTCACGCTGACCTTCTGCTTGGTCACCAGCCACTTAATAGTTCCTTGCTAAGTGTGGCGTGGTGTGTTAATGCGAATGTGCAAGTAACACATCTTACGTCACTAAATGCCAACAGACTGCACGGGAGAGCACACATCAAAGTGTGTACCTTCGGATGTACAGTCGCCCCGAATTTTGCCGGGGGGATCCAATGACTCGCAAAATGAAGCAGACTAACAACAGATCAGTCCTTATCTTAAAAGGAAATGGCGGCCGGAAAGGCCGCAAGAACGGTAGGAAAGCCAGGATAGCACAAGGCGTGCAGGGGCTGCGTGGAATCACGCAGAATGTCGCGGTCTCCGTGAATACACCATTTGGTGATAATCCGAGACCGGCAACCCTCGCCGCAGGCCTTGATGCCTTCAATCCTTGCTCGGTACCCTTACCTCGAGCGATCGGAGATTATACAACCATCCGTACGACTCAGGTGATTAAGAGTGCCAAGAAGCTGAATTTATTCGGAAGCGTCGCTGACAGCAGGACCTCAGAACCAAAGTGGTCCTCGATCTGCTGCCAGAGTGGTGGCGGAACTGACATTATTAATGGCACGTTCACGACCCAACTCGAAGCTTTTGATAGCATGGGCCCAGCATCCTGGGACTATGCTCGAATGGTTCCAGCGGCTTTCAGTGTTCAGATTATGAACCCCAATGCGCTGCAGACTACCTCGGGAATCGTCTACGCTGGCAGAGCCAGGCAGATGATCTCCCTTGCGAACAAATCAACAACGTGGGACGCACTAGCTCAAGAGCTAGTGTCGTTTAGTAACCCACGGCTGATGTCAGCAGGTAAGTTAGCCCTTAAAGGCGTGCAAATTGATGCAGTGCCTTTCGACATGAACTCGCTGTCTGATTTCAAGACACGGTTCGGGTCAAGCGCAGGTCCGTATACGAACAATGACGCGGCCATCAGATTTGATGGTTTCGCTCCTATCTACGTGTACAATCCTGAAGCTATTGAGCTTCAGTACCTTGTGTGCTGTGAGTGGAGGGTCAGGTTTGATCCTTCCAACCCAGCCTATGCCGCCAATACATACCATCAACCCAGTTCCCTGGGCTATTGGGATGCGTTGCAACGCGCTGCCAGCTATGCTGGTAACGGTGTCTATGACATCGCGGAGCGTGCTGCTGCTCAACATGGGCCAGCCGTTGGGGCTGCCCTTATGGAGTATGCAAGCACACGTTCCGGCTTACGTGGCATGAGAGCACTAGGTGTGTAGTACACACGTTCTTATAATTATTAGTGGGCTTGTGAGGTCTGTCCGAAAGAGAGACAACCTTCTAGATCCACACGGCGACGTGATCCCCGTAATCATTGATCACAGTTCACACACATCACCAGGCAAACCCTGGTTGT